AACCTCTCGATTATTGAAAATTTTAATACCTGCTTCAGTCTCAAAATCTTCCCAAACACTATCGGCTTCTATTAGCGGGTAATCATTTATTTCGGGGTTGCAGTAAAGCAATTGGCCCTTGTAATTTTCCCAGCCGCTGGCATCTATTACCTGCTGTTTGATAACTTCAGGGTTTGGATCATAAGCATCAAGAAAAGTGATCTTGTTGCGCATGATATTTTTCCAGGTTTTGCGGCCCCAATCGGAGTAGATGGCAAACTTGCCCGTGGTATCCGGGCAATCTGTATCGCCCATGCGGATGTCTTCGAACTTGATATAGTTTACAGATGCTATCTTAAAATTAGCATTGTAATTAATGTGGATACCGAAGCCCGTGAACAGTGATTTATCGGTAGCAATGGCTTTTAATAGCTTGGCAAGTGTTAGTCCGTTTGTGTTGATGATCTGCTTGCCTAAATCCGGTTGTTCAAAACCGTTACCGGCGATAAATTTGGTACGCTTGTTCCAGCAATCTTTTGCCGTTGGTGAGCCAGCTACCAGCTCTAGCATACGTTGGGGATAAGCGTTATCCATATCGTAATTGAGTATGCCGAAGGTTTGGTTGGGCCTTACTAATATGCGGCGTTCAATTTGTGGTAGGTAGGTCTTCATTTGGATTTGATTGCTCTGATTTATTTTGTGATTGCACCGATTGTTCCGGGGATTCTACAGCTTCATTTATTGTCGGTACGGTTCTCAATTTATCTGCTGAGTTGATTTCGAAGAGATCTTTGATATGCGGATACTTTTCTATATACCACTCAGCTTCAGCATCGCTTAGGTTATCATTATGATGTGTTGCTGATGAACCTGGTACGAACTGGTGTTTGCCGGGTTTTAATATGTATTTCTTTTTTACGTTGGTCATTGTGTCATTAGTCATTAGGTCATTTGTTTATGTTTTTTAGGTAGGTCATTAGCCATATTGATGACTAATGACCAATGACTGCCGACTAAGAAGTTACTACCAATGCTTCCAGTGCCGCGATTGTGCTGGCGAATGTTGCTGTACCACTTGTTGGTGCGATAGATACTGCACGTGGTGGATATGGTTCCCTTAATTTATCGGGGTTGGTTAATTTTAATTTGTACCCGCCATCCATAGTTTCGTCGGCTGCGCTACGTTCGGCATCGGTTAGGATTAAGCCGTTTACTGCGCCGAATAGTTCGATCGCCGTGTCGCTGGAGTTATAGTTGTTTACCGAGATAGCACATACACGACCATAGCCCATTGCTTGAAGTTGTGTTTTGACGTCGATAGAGAAGCCAGCCACATTGAAGTCTATTTCCTCAGTATAACGTGGGCCGACAGATGTTTTTGCCAGTTTTGATGTGGTGTTAAAACTGTTATTTGTTCCCTCGAATTTGTAAACTTTAGCTGCGTTTACGGCTGTAAGTCCGGTAACGATCAATGGATTGGTGGTATCAAAAGTAAGGGTGAAATCATCCTGGTTAAAGACGTAGATCAGATCCTCTATACCCGCGGTTACGGGTTCATCGGTTCCTAAAGCGAAACCTGCGTTTATTTTATTGTAAATTGACATGTTAGTTGATTAAGTTGAATTGTTGATTAGGTGAGTGGTTGTTTTTTGATTGCGAATATTAACTATTCACTCAATCAACTTATTCAACCACTCACTACAGTTATGCTGACAGGTAGAATATTTCGTTAGCGAATTTGAAGTTTACGGCGGCTTTCATGCGGGCCTTCATGCGGACTACGTTGTCGTTAGTGTAGGGCTTCATGTAAACTGTTGATAGTTCAGATTCATCGCCCAAAAGATCGACACCTAAGAACAGGTTTGATGCACGGGCTCCCAGGATGGTATTTGCCTGCCAGTGATTCATCAATTGCAAGGGCATACCTAAGTAATCCATTTGTTTGCTATCGGTGAAAGCATTTAATACGTTAACCGCTTTGTTTGCTTGCGCTTGAGCATAAGCATATCCTACGTGTAAAGGGATTTGCAGATTGAAATCGTCCTGACTACGGTCGGCCGGGTCAAGCTGAGAATATACACTTGATAAAACTGATAACACGTTGCTTGCATTGATGTAGCTTACTGTCGCATCTGTTGATGTACCAGTGAAGGTTGCCGCTTTACGGGTATTGATCTCGTTGTAATTACGTACCAGTTTAAAACTTGTTGCACTTGCAATCTGGATGAAATAGGATTGACCTTGTAAGCTGATGCCGGGTGTGCCGTTAGTGGTGTCTTTACTGGTACCGGTAACATTGGTAATGGTTACTACATCACCGTCAGATAGGGTAGATGTATCGGCTATGGTTACTAAGCCTGTTGCATCAATTGCACTGGCTTCTGTTGAGGTTGCCGGTTTACCTAAACCTACTTTGTAAACGCCTGATGCTGCTGAGATAGATGGTAATAAACCTGTGAAGCCTGCGGTAAATGCTGCCTCTTTGGTAGCTGATTTGCCCAACCAGTACAAGCGCTCATTGGCTATTTGTATTTTGGTTAGATAGCGTTGAACCATAAAGTCGGACAGGTCGACTACGCCTTCATAATCCATAAAGGCACCGGGTTGCAGGCTTTGGGCTTCCCATGATTGTACGAGCTTGTCCCATTGTTCCTGTTTCATGAATTCGTAAACTACCGGGTCCAGGTAGCTTTCGTTTTGAAGGGCGGTTGTGCCCTGATCGGCAAAAATGCCTGATGGATCTTGCAGCACTACATCGTCGTCCACATCAAGTATTACCTTGCGCGATTTTACGTCGTTGATAACTGTTAGCAGACCTCGTTTTACCGAGTCGGCTTCCAGCAGTGTGCTGGCCATAAACCCGGCCAGCTCTTCGCCGGCATAGGTGTTGTTTGTAAATGTAAATTGAGCCATTTATTTTAAATTGGTTTTTGGTGAGGAGCGAGAGCGAAGTGGCGAGAGCGGGACTTTGATATTGATTATGATTAGCCTCGCTCTCCGCACTGTGCACCCGCTCTCGATTATTTAGAAATTGCTTTTTTAACTGCGTTTTTTGCCAGAGTGCTGGTGGGGGCGAAGAAGGGTGTTTGTTCGGTTTTAGCTTTGTTGCTGCGTTTGGAACCTTCGGGGGTGAAGTTGGAACGGATCTCGTTTTTTACTTCTTCGCGGGTTTTGCTGAGGCGGTTGTTTGCTACTTTAAGGGCGGCTTGGGCTTCGTTTAACAAGGCATTTTGGGCATGTAATTTTGCTTTAATGGATTGAATCTTGTTTTGTACGTCGCCGGGTTTCGCTTTTTTGAATTTGTCAGATGGGGCGTCATCGTCATCATCTTGAAATGTGTCAGGATCTGGATCTGCTTCGGGATCAGACAGGGGCGGGGTAACCTGTTGTACAGTTCCGCCTTTAACCGCTATCTTGCTGCCGCTTGCAGTCGTGTAGGTGTCGGCAGGGGCAGGGGTGGTCATGTCAGCATCCTGGTAAACTTCGGTGCCTTCATCCATTGTGCCAGCGTGATGCAGGGTGCCTTTGTCGGTAATGGTTTGTTTGTTCACTACTTTTTTAAAGTAGTTCATAATCTTATCCAAAACCGATGAGGTTTTTTCGATAAGTTCTCTGTTCTCCATGTTCATGTTGTTTTTACTGTGTTTATTATTGTTGTTTAAGAGCTTGTTGATGCAGCGCTGGTAAACCGCGGGGGCGGCGCTAGTGTATTTTTTTATGAGTGCGCTATTGGTTATGTCGGTGCTGTAATCTTCGATTGCATCGATAAAGCCAAGGTCGAGTGCCTGATCGGCGGATAGCCAGGTGACGGAGTTGATTAGACTATTGATGGTAACTCCGTCCAACCCGGTTTTATCCATGTAGATCTGCGCCAGGCGCTGTTGCACTACATTTAGCATTTGAACATCTTTTAGCAGCTCATCGGCATTACCGCCGGAGCCTACCATTGGTTTGTGGATCATTAAGAGCGCATATTTGCTCATGACCACACTATGGCCGCCCATGGCGACGATAGAAGCGGCAGAGGCAGCCAGCGCATCGATGTAGGTTGTTACGTTGCCGGTGTATTTTTTTAGCAAATCGTAAATGGCTATGGCATCAAAAGCACTGCCACCAACAGAGCTTATGTGCACTTCTACATCCTGGCCGGCTGCTGCCTCTAGTTGCCACTGGATATATGATGATGACAGGCTGCCGGAGCCTATGCAATCAGTATCGGTATCGTATAGGTAGATTTTGTAGGGTGTGTTTTGGTTCATGGTTTATAGTTGATGGTTCCTGGTATTTATGGCGTCGATGGTCCATAGTTCAAGGTGAAGTTGTTTTGGTCGATTTGACCATCCATTTTCAGATGACTTAGTATGCCAATTGGCATAATTCAAAGGTCGGTATTAGTTTTTGATTTTGTGCTGACACTGTTTTGTCAGTAGTATTGGTTTTGGGGTTTATCCGATTTTGGTGAGTGATTTCACCGATGGTGCTTTGGTTATTCAAAGATCGGGATAAGATTTTAATTAAGTGCTGACAGTGTTTTGTCAGTACTTGTATAGTTCGCGATTGCTTAGTACCTCGCAATGACATGATGGCGAGATTGCTTTGATATATTCAAAGATCGGTATAAGGTTTTAATAAAGTGCTGACACTGTTTTGTCAGCACTTTATTTGCGTTAGGGATAAAAACGGATACCGG